TAATTTTCTATAAAATGAGCAGGATTTTCAGAACACTTCAAGTATTCTGCCATTTGTTTTTTGGTATACTGGGTTTCGATTCCAGCTCTTTTGATTAGATTATTACCAAGATAACCTTCGTTTGTGGGTTTAACCATCTTTCTTTTCTTTCTTCAAAAACTTCTGCAGTTCTGAAGTAGAACCAACATATAGGTGATTTTCAACTTTACCTATTCTTTGTTCGTCCTCTTTTTCTAAATCCTTAATTTTTTTCTGAACGTCTAGTAGTTTCTCTGCAGTATCCGCTACAGTCTTTATCAACTGTCCTGCGACCTCATATGCACGTGGGTGTTCCGTTTCTTTAGACAACTCAAGTATTCCGTCTATTGCATCTTGACCACGTTCTACGAGGTTATAGAGGTTCTCACGAGCATACTTATAGTCCGTGTCCATGTTCTCTGCTCTTGTCGGTAATTTAACTACTTGTGTTTCTTTTTTGATATCGGTGTTGATATCTAAGAGAGAGTTTAACTTATCGTCTATTGGTTCTTTTGTCATAATTAACTGTCATTGGTTTCACTAAAACTTTCTTTAGCACCATCATCATAAAATGTCACTGTTTCTGCAACTACGAATGTATCTGTTGGGTCAACAGAACCTACAAATTTAAGTGTAGTGTTTGTTTCTATAGTCACTGCACCTGAAACTACCATTGATAGTTTATCAGTTGCAATTGAAACAACTGTTGGATTGGTTGCATTCCCTGTTCCAAATATTTCGTCATTTGCACTTATCTTTGTATTTATTGCAGTCGGAAAGGTGATTGTTGTGGAGTTAGACACTGCATTCGGTATTTCTGCAAATGCGGGTTCATAGTGTTTAACCTCTTTGATTAGTCCACTGTCTGCAATTTCTGAAGTTGTAAAGTTTGCATTTCCAGTATTGATATATTCTCTTTCAATAACACTTTTAATAACACTTCCAGTATAGACTGGGCCGAAGAAGTATAGTTTCATAGTAAACTCTAAGGTATACTCAATAACTCTTCTTTCTTCAAAGGAACCCTCATAAGTATCTTCCATTGCAACACTATTAAGTGTAATTGGAACATCTCTAGTATCTGTCATAGAGTCAATCATTTTCATTGTGACTGTATATTCGGGTTGAAAATATGGTAAAATTTGTTCTACGATTTGTAATGCATCATTCATGTTCTTTGCAAGAACACTTAGTGTAAAAGTTAAGTTGTATGGTGCTGGGTTGTATTGATATGAACGATTCACTCCGTCTGTATCTAAATCAGATTTAGAATGTCTTATCAATTTATTTTGTTGTCTTGTTGGGTCATACTCAAAACCATTCAGTTCGAATGCAAGTCTTGGTAAAGAAATTGCACTTCTATTATTATCTGAAAGATTTGGTTCTTCCTGTAGTCTTGCAAGGAATTTTTGTTTTGGGCCGTATGAAATTGGAACCTTTATTATACTTAACACAGTTCCGTCTTCTTTTGTTTTCTTTAATGTGATATTATTAAACAGTGTTCCGAAGATTGATACTGCTCTTTTAATTGTCTCATTATAAAAATGTGTCCCAAACATTATGTGACCTCACCAAATGGGTTTGTTTCTGAGAAGTCTAAGTAGTTATCTGCTTTGTCTTCAAAGTCTTTATTTTGTGCAGAACCATCATTGTTCATAGTCAATACGTCATTGATAGCTGCAATTGTATCTGATACACCCGAATCTACACCAACAAGTGTATCTCCAACTGTAAGTGTTGCAGTGTTATGAATAATTGTTGTTGCATTACCCAGTGAAGTCTGAACCTCACCAACAACAACTCCGTTCTTAGTTATATTTTCACCAATAGAATATGCATTTTGGTTGGTCATTGTTAATCCTATTGAATATGCTTGGTCTAATTCTATTAAGTCTGCATATGAACCAGTATCGAAATCTTCTCCACTGTATTCGAACAACTCACATTGTAATTTAAATACAAATAGTTTTCCGACTTGATAGAATGGATTCTCATGTTCTACGAATTTGATTTCAAACATTGAACCACTGAGAGGGAAATAAAGTAAATCTCCTTCGTTAGGTCTCATTGAAGTTGCAAGGTTTGAATCTAAGGATATAAATCTTTCCCAACTTCTAAGTGATATGATAAATGTTGCTTGGTCTCTTACTTGGACACCAAACTTAGACATGAGGTCTCCTTCTCCTTCAAAACCTTCTGTATTTTCTAAATACATTTCTACAGAATATGCATCACCGAATGTTGACTGCACGTCTTCACCAAGTATAGTGTCTTCCTCTACAATTTCTCTTGGTAGATAATATGTTTCGTGACCATATATTCGTAATGACTCAACAACTAAATCCTCATAGAGGTGTTGTTCAGTCGATACTGCATGGTTAAAAAATACGTTTGTAGGCATTTATTACCCCATTAAGTCCATGACTGGCATTTCAAAGTTCAGTCTAGACTCTTCTTCTAATTTTGTAATTTCTTCTTGTGCTTCTTGTTTCATTGCAGAACCATCGAGTGTCACCCCGCCTGGAAGTGCAATACCTTGGAACTTGGATAGGTTTTCACCCCATTGATACTTAACTAATGCAGTTGCATATTTTTTCAACCACATATCATTGTAGATATCAGTCATGTCTGTAGGGTCTAATTTTCTATAACATTCAATAATGATATACTCTCCAGCACTTAATTTACTTGCACTGTAGTCCATGTAGAGTCTGTTAGAGTGCATATTATATCTTATAGGTATCTGACCCACTAAGATATCATTTAAAAGTGATAAGTGTGATTGAACTTGTGAATAATATAAAACACTGGTTGAAGTTAAATCATACAAGTCATTAAGTCTTAATTGGTATTGAATATCAAACATACTTGAAGTCTGACCCGAATTGAAAGGGAATATCTGCAATACACTTAACACATGTTCGGGTAGTGTAATGTAGTTTTGACCTTCACCAAACGTCTGACCTGAAATTGCATGTGTTCCACTTGTCGCTGCATTGTGAGTTTCATTCGTTTTAAATGAATCAATCTCTTGTTGTGTAATTTGGTGTTTAAGGTATGTTTTTATAGAACCATCGTAATGATATTCACGGAAATATTGAAGTGCCTCGTCCATTCTGTCATCAAATTGGTCATCGTCCACATTGATTTCTAAAACTGGAGCTCCAAGTTTTCTCTTTATATACTCTTTAAAGGTTGCTTTTGAATTTGGTTCTGCCATAGTAGTTTCCTGTTATACTACTATTTATAACGAATTTAATCTTGGAAATAGGTTTTACTTTGAAGTCTGTCTATCTTTGTATCTATATTACTAATTGAATCCATAATTCTTTGAAAGTCAGCTTCAATTTGTTCTCTAGTAGCATAATCCCTAGCAATCTCTTCTCTTGTTTTATTGATTAGAATATCAATTCGTTTTTGTTCTGATAGAACATTTCTAACTAAGAAACCTATGGGTAGGATAACAACTGTCATTACGACATTCCATAAGATATAAGGTGATACGACTATTTCCATACCATTATTTATCTATTCTACTCGTCTGTAGTGGTTTGGTTTTGTATTAGTTTTCCATTTTCATCAGTATGAAAAGTAAGTTCATCAGGGTGGAACCCTTGCAACTGAGAATGTCTTGCATTGTCTGAAAGGAAATTCATATTCATATTGAATGATATACTATATCTATCTTTTTGAGTAAGATTGGGTTCAACCATATGCATTAATGCACTTGGAAATAGAAATAAATGACCAGTTCTTGGTGCAAGTTTCCAGTTCTGTGCATCTCTAGGAGAATATGGAAAGTCTGAAACTACTTTACAGTCTGTATCAATAGCCATAAAATTACCTTCATCACCATCTGCTTTTATATAAAACACACCACTATACCAACAACCATTATGTAAGTGTGGTGCATTCCATGCTGTATTATCATTAATGTTTGCCCATGCATTACCTATTGATAATTGAAGTTCTGTTGGACTGTGTCCTGTATAACTCAATAATTCAGTATCAAAAGTATTCTTAATTGTTCTTATTGCTTTAGAGAAGGTTGGATTTCTTTCTACACCATCATTAGACTGCCAACCAGTATACTGATTAGAGACTTGTCTACCCTTCGGGTCTTTCTTTCTCATACTATCCATAGTATTTGCTAACATATCCATATAATCTTGTGTTAATACACCTTCGTCTACAAGGTTTCTTTCAATACATGCATATGGAAATAGTAATCTAATCGCCATCTTTATCTCCTATAGGTAATTCTAGTTGTATTTCGGGTGAGTCTTCACTGACATGATAAGGACACTCGGGTGGTGGACTCTCTTCTTTAAAGTTTTTACCCTTACCTGTATGTAGTTTCCCACCTCTATATCCACCTAATGCAAATTCTTCACTTCTTGCTTCATTAGAAGTTGCTGGGTCTCTTGAAAACTCGTCCATAGTTTTTTGACGACCTTCATTTGCAGTTAGATAACTTCTATTCTTTGTCCAGTCTTCACTTCCGTTTACTACGTAAGTTGCATTCCATTCCTCTCTTTTAAATGGTATTACTTGAACTAAAGGAGTTCCTTTCTTTATAACAAACGAATGACTGACACGTGGATAAAATATAATTTGTGCATTGTCATAGTTTGCATTAAATTTATCCGTGTCAATAATTCCCTGCCATGTTGCAAAGTATTTATTTTGAAATAAAAATGGGTCTAGATACATAGTGGAATATCCAGGCGGTGTAGTTATGTTCCATGCATTTCTAAACTTAAATGCACTCCTTACGGGTGCTTCATCATCAGGAAGATATTGAAATGCATATCCCATCTGCCATGAGGGGTGATGAGGAGAAGGAGTTTCCCAACCATCTCCAAATTCTTGTGAACCAACATATTGACTGTCATCATTATCATCTATGTGACCATTTTTTACAATCATATCTCGATTTGCACACAAATACCAACCACTTTTTAACCAATCGTCCATGGCTGGACATGCACGTATAGTAGTTCCCATGATTCCACGAGTATATTCATTGAACTTCATATTTTTCCACCAATCGGGTGTGACAGATTTTGCTAATACAGGTTTAGTGTCTCTTAAAGTCTGTTCATTAAATGTGTTGAATTCTATTGTGGGCATTGTTTAAACCATTCCTTATCTTCTACAAGTCTAATTTCATCACCTCTGATTACTATTGACTTCCTATCTATATATCGTGCTTCGGGTGTGGGTGCATCTGCACCATGTGGTATTCTTCCGTCAAATACAACAAGTCTATTTGGAACAAATTCTATTTCTGCAATTTGGTGGTTCTTAATATGGTCGTTCCTTCCATGTAAACCCTGTTGCATTTCGTCATATATTCTCAAAGGGCCTCCCCAATGTTTTGACCAAAACGTATTAGTGTAATACAGAAATGATAGATTCCATTCATCTTCATCTGAACAATCTGAGTGTGTTGTTCCATGTAATCCTTGTGTCTGAGAGTTTAAACCCATATATTGAAATCTTTCCCATGCAAAACCAAAATCAGTTTGTAGTTTTTTATCTAAAAATCTTGCTACTAGTTTGGGTGCAGAATTGTGATAATCTGCAATGTCACCTGCGAAATTAGGATATGTATATTTTGGACTTCTTTCAAGTGCAGAGAGTAGTGTTCCACCCCAAAATTGATGATGTGATAAACCTGTAGGACTTGTCCCTCTTACTTCATTCCTTTTTGCCCAAATGTTAGAATTACCAATTGATTTATCGACCCAATGATGTAGTTGGACTGGCAACCAATTATCAATTATGTGAATGTCTTTAAGGGGGAATCCTATATCTTTTAACTTAAAGGACTCATCATGATAAATGAGTTCCATACATTAACCTGTTCTAGAGTCGGGAAGAACTAGTGGTTCGGGAATTACAGATAAGTATTCTTCGTATTGTTTTAGAGTATCTTCTCTTGTGGACATTATCTCTTGAGCAATCTGACTAAAACATGAGTATGCAGTATCACAATATTCTAAAACTCTTCTTGCATCTGCACGTCTAGGGTGATTTGAACCTTCTCTTCCAGCGTATGTTGCATAATATAAATCAATCATACCATACAACTCTGAAGTTGCTTGAGTATATTGACTAATTGTATGTTCTAGTCTGTTAACATATTGTGTATTTAAGTTATATCCTAAAGGTGGTTCTGAATTTTCTATGTATAATTCAATACTACGTTTATCTTCATCAGTTAGTGTGGATTTTTCTTGACCTTCGAAATCTATAATTTCGTCATTCCATTTTAATATTTTAACTTCAATATCATCATAGACAAGAACCTCATAATCAAATCCTAGTTCGGGTTGGTCTACATTTTCATATTCCCATTCCAAACCATTTGGTTTTCTAATTATTAGTTTTCCGCTTTCTGTGTAAATTAATGCATTCATTTATTTGTTCCTCTCTCCATTATATAATAGAATTGTTATTTTTGCAAGATGTTTTTTGCTTTTATCCAATCATCTAGATTATTTATGTTGGAATAATCCATGTCTTTTACCCATGGGCCTCCCCTTGTATAGTGAATACCATGGTAATCCCATTTTTCATCAGGGTTATCATACCCTTCGGTAAATACATACTTTTCGGGTATCGGACTAATCTTATCAGTCCATTCGAATTGGTGTAGTTGTTTTCCTGTCCATGTATTGACAGCTTCGGGTGTTAACTTTTTACAGTCTTCATGACCATTATTAAAAATCATAAGACTTGACCATAGTTTCTTAGGATAATCTATATTGACCTCACCATTAAACTTAGTTGTATCATGTTCTATTTGTTTATACTGAATACATGCAACTGCATCATCTAAATTCAGATAATAGAATAAAGGTAGAATATTGTTTCTCCATATGAAATCATTATCAATAAAGATACTATATCCTTCATAGTTTTCTAAATGTGGTATTAGGAATCTACTGTAAGTAAATTCAGTAGACTGATTTGCATACTCCCTATTATAGTCGGGAAGTTTAGAAATGTCAAGGAATTTGATTTCGGGTTCCCAATGAAGTTCTTTTTGGTATTGACCCATACTTTTAGATAATGAATTTAGTATTGAATTTTTGTTGACCTCATGTAGGTCTCCGTGATTAGAATCATATCCTATGTAAATGTTAAGGGGTTTACCTTTTGATTGAAGTGTTGCCTTTTTACTATGTGCATAAACCTCTTTTCTAAAACCCAACTCCATTAAGTCATGGTTGTATTCTAAATTTCCATTACAGAAAGTTATTGATAGACTAGGGTGACTTACATGTTCTTTTTTATCTTCTAGTTTTTTTCTCCAAAACTCTAACACTTCGTCACAAGTCAAGGGTGGTGTATCAAAAATATCATGTATATCTGTTGCAAATATTTCAAAGTTGGGGTCTTCCAATTCTTCAAAAACTTTAGACCTAATAGAGCCTGGGTGTATTCTAAAACCAAATCTATTATCAACTTTATATGTAGTCCCTTGTATTGGGTGTCTTAAACCTTCTTCTTGAATACTCTGAATTAACCAATGTGCTTTTGCACTATGATAATACATAGAGTTTATTTGGATTTCAGACCACATATCTGATTTCTGTTCTTCTGTAAGTTCTACATAATCTCTTATATCTGCATATTCACCATCTGCAGTCTTACAATCCATTTGACCTACTTGTCTATCCTCTCTTTCTATTGCTGTATATACGTCAGGCAAAAACTTGTGATAGTGAACGGATTCTAGTCCAGCACCTTGGAAACCTAAAAAGGTTTTATTCTTTCGAAGTTCTAGTATATCACCCCATTTTATAATTTTTGTGGGTGGAATAATGTTCTCAAAAATATATTTGAATGATTTGTATGCATCTGATTCTTTATCTATATTGTAGATATCTTGGAAAACACCAATATTGTAATCTTCCTTTGCAATAAGGTCTCGGAAATCCATTTCCTTTAAGTTCCAATCTTCGGGTTTAATTTCGTTGATAACGTCTGAATAGTATTTCAAGTATTTCATAGTATATATTTAGGACATAAAAAAAGGGGTCTGCAGAACCCCTTTTTTGTTGTAATATGTTTCCAGTATTAGTAGATACCTGCTTTATCATCTAGACCGCCAGGGCCGAAGACTGGAACAAATGAACCACCACCACCACCAGCTTGGAAGAAGTAAACTCCAGGCTGTCTATGGTTATATGTGAACGGATTCCTTGCTGGAACTGGTTGTCTAGCATTAGCAATATAAGGCACACGATATGTAAACGGATTCCTTGCTGGAAGTGGTTGTCTAGCATTAGCAATATATGGAACCCTATATGTAAATGGGTTTCTTGCTGGAACTGGTTGTCTTATATTCGCAGGATACCTTGCACTGTATGTGAAAGGTGACTGTTTATTACTAGGACTCTGAGCATTCGCAGGATACCTAGCATCATATGTAAATGGAGACTGTCTATTCCTTTGGTTAGGTTGTTGAGCATTTACAGGACTTCTGTATGTAAATGGAGACCTATATTGGTATGTTGAAGGTTGTCTAGCATTACTAGGGTTCTGATAAGTGAACGGACTTCTATGTTGATAAGTAGAAGGTTGTCTAGCATTACTAGGGTTCTGATAAGTGAACGGACTTCTATGTTGATAAGTAGAAGGTTGTCTAGCATTCGCTTGATAAGATGTCTGAGCATTCGCAATATAAGGTGTCTGTGCATTCCTAATAGAAGGATTCTGTGCATTCGCAGTATAAGGTGTTTGTGCATTTGCAATATAAGGTGTTTGTGCATTTGCAATATAAGGATAAGGAATTTGAGTTAATTCTTGTCCTGATGCATTATTCCACCCCGAAGGTGTCTTAACATAAATTTGGTCAACTGCACTCCATGAAGAAGAACCAGTTTTGACCCATGCACCTTGAGTTGAATTCCAACCTGAAGGTGTTTTTACTTTTTGATTTCCTGTTGCCATATCTTATTCCTTAACTAATTGGGGTTGCAGGCCATTGTTGTGATACAACTCCGTCCCATCTAGCTTCGGGTGTTTGTCCCTGTCTTGCATATGTAGAAGGTTGTTGATTAGTATACGTTGACGGCTGTTGGTTAATATAAGTTGACGGACTTCTATGTTGATAAGTAGAAGGCTGTCTATTCTGATATGTAGAAGGCTGTTGATTAGTATACGTAAATGGAGTCTGTCTATTCCTAATGTTAGGTTCTTGACCATTAACTGGATTTCTATACGTAAATGGTGTTTGTGCATTCCTAATATTAGGTTCTTGACCATTAACTGGATTTCTATACGTAAATGGTGTTTGTGCATTCCTAATGTTAGGTTCTTGTGCAGAAACAGGATTTCTATACGTAAATGGAGACCTATGTGAATAAATTATAGGTTGTCTAGCATTAGCAATATATGGAACCCTATATGTGAATGGGTTTCTATAGATTAATGGTTGTCTTGCATTAGCAATATATGGAACCCTATATGTGAACGGACTCTGATACGTAAAAGGTTGCTGAGCATTTGCTGGATATCTTGCATTATACGTAAAAGGATTCTGATACGTAAATGGTTGTTGACCATTCGCTGGATACCTAGCCGAATACGTAAATGGACTCTGAAACGTAAAAGGTTGCTGAGCATTTGATATATAGGGATATTGTCTATAACCTGTTGCCATTTATTCTATCTCCACTGAATATTAATATTATATTTATGCAATTCTAAACCCCTGTATTAGGAGTATAGAACCCATAAATCACCAACTGCACCATCACTACCTGTAGGAGCTGAAGTTGATTGATAAACGTTTCTTGCAGTTCCACCACCATTTGTTGCATTAGTGATTGTTATCGCACCTGATGCAATAGTTCCTAATGACACGTTGTCTGATGCTTTATAGTATCCACTGTCGTTTGTTAGGACTGAGATATTGTGACCACTGATAGAAGAAACTGTTCCAGCACTACCTGAAGTATTTCCAGTGACATTACCAGTTAAGTTCCCTTCAAAAGTTCCAGCAACAAAAGTTTCTGAACCTACTGTCCATTTGTCATTTGTCTCGTCCCAAAGAAGAGTTTTAGCAGTAGAACCACCTCTAGTGATACTAAGACCTGAATCTTCTGTTGGTGAACCTGAAGTGAAATTACTGTTTAATGCAATAATGTTATCTGCAAGTGAAATTGTTTCTGAATTTACAGTTGTTGTAGTTCCTGAAACTGTTAAGTCACCTGTAATTGCAACGTTGTCGTTTAATGTGACATTACCTGTTCCATTACCACTTAACACTAAGTTAGTGTCTGTTGATTTTGAAGCAATTTGGTCAACTACTATGTTATTACTGAATGATACTGCGTTTCCAGCACTGTTAGTAATGTTTTGTCCGTCTTCAATTTGAAAAGGGCCTTTAACAGCAATTACACCACTTCCAGTTGGGTCTAATTCTAAATCACCCGAACCACTTGGTTGTATTGACATATTTTGGTTGGCATCTGCACTAAAAACAATAGTTCCTGATTCTTCTTCAATAACTTTTTGTCCGTTAACATATAATGACCCTGGCCCGATATACACGTCCTTCCACATCTTGGAAGATGAACCTAAGTCATAAGTGTTATCTGCACTTGGGATTATATTCCCGTCAAAACTTCCACCACCTAAGTAAGATTTAACTCTTGCTTCTGTAAAATAAAGGTTTGTTGACCCCTCTGCAGTTTCGTCTGTTGTTTGAGCATCAACATATGCTTTTGTTGATTCTGAAGAAGGAACACTAGTTGCACTTGCACCTGCGAAAGTATCTGAATCTACGATTGCATTCTGAACTCTTGCGTCTGCTCTTGCATCTGTATAATAAAGGTTTGAACTTCCTTCTGATAATGCATCTGTATCTGCAGCTGCGATTCTTGCGTCTGCTCTTGCATCTGTATAATAAAGGTTTGAACTTCCTTCTGATAATGCATCTGTATCGAATGAAGAAAGACTTACTGTAAAGTCTACAGTTCCGTCACTGTCTTCGTATGCAACTGTAATACCTGCTTCGGTATTACCTGACATCATTCCACCAACAATGTCTTGTATTTCTTCTGTTGTTTTTCCTGTTGAAGAGATTGTGATTGTATCAGCAGCGTCATCATAAGTCACAGTCGTTGAACCTGACCCCTGAATTATTCCACCGATTTTATCTGCGATTGCTTCTTGAACCGCTGCACCTACTCCACCTGCGGCAATATTACCACTGGAGTCGATTACCTCTACACCACCAACGGATAAACCATTTTTGATATTAAAATTCTTTGCTGTCATTAGAATGTTCCTCCATCTAATTGTGGTAATGATAACTCACCATTTGATGAGTTATAGTTTAAATTTGTTTCCCCACTTGCAAGACTTATAGCACCCCTTGCAAGAGAGTTTGAAAAGTATTGATTCACCGAACCTTCTGCAAGATTATCAGTGTCTAGTAATGATAATGCACTAGCTGCTAATTTACCAGCACTAGATATGATTTCAGTAGTTCCTACTGTTAAACCATACTCAATTACGAATGTATTTTGTGTTGCCATTGAGTTGAATCCCCTTCCTTTGATATTTACCTGAATATTTATAAACTCTCTCTCCCTAAAAGAGAGGTATATGGTTAATAAATGAAATTAAATGAAATTAATTTATACAGAGTGGTCAATTCTTTTAAACTTGTAAACTGTAGAGTTAGTCGAGAGACTTGCAACTCTTAATCTCAAGTTTCCACTATTGATATCTACTGTAAATGTTCCAAGTTCACTTGAACCACCTTGCAATACTGTTCCAAATTGTGTTATACTAGCGTTAGTTCCGTCATGAATCACATGACATTCAGTAATTTGATACACTCCACTAGTAGAATCTGATATTGTTATTGAGTATTTTGCACCTCTATACGATGCAATTGCAATACTGTCTAAATTTGTTGCACTTGTTGAAGTTGTTGTAATTGTTCCTGATGATAACGCACCTGAATCTCCGAATGATAAAACACCACTTCCATTTGTTTTTAAAACTTGTCCGTTTGTTCCGTCTGAAGTAGGATAGGTGATAGAAGACCCTGTAAGGGCATTGGTTGCAGTCAAAGTGGTTGCAGTTAAGTCACCCACCTGTAAGTCTGCAAGTGTATAACCTGACCCACCAATATTGACTGTAGTCGTTGGTTCTGATTCTAATCCGTCAAATAATTTCCAAGTTGAATCTGATGCATCTCTAAAAAATCCAGTATATTCTGATACTCCGTCACCCAATCCATCATCATAGTTTCCGTATATACCAATATCAATTATATCAGAAGATATATTTGCATTTGCCAACTCCAACATAGAATCTTCCACTGAAGTTGTAGAAGAATTTACAGTTGTTTGTGTTCCACTGACTGTTAGGTTTCCCGATACAGTGACGTTTCCGTCTACTTGTAAGTCTGCATCAGTTGTTATACCTAAATCTGCACTGAATTTTGAATTAGTTGCCATAAATTACCATTTATATTTGTCTAAATCTATTTATGGTTTTTTTCAAGCTAAAAAAAGGGGAACCGAAGTTCC